CTACGCCGCCACCCCCGTCACCGCCACCTACGCCGGTTGCAGTCGCGCCAACATATCCTGATGGGCGAAACTACGGTGCAAGGAATATGGGCGACCTTGGCACTAACCAAAGCACAGAGGATATGGAGTCTGCCCTAGCGGATTTGTCTATGCAAGTGAGGGAAAACATTTCACTCCTTAACGAAGGCGCACAATCGCAACCCTTTATTGGAACCGGCCCTGCTCTCCCACCAGAGCGAATAACCGACATGGCTGGCACGACATTCGACACGACTACTGGCGAGATTATTGATGACATAGGAGTGAACGCTAACACCGGCCTGCTTGGTGTTAGCGGCATGGAAGATGAGTACGACCCATTCACCGGCACGGGTCAGACAGCTATGGACGTTCTAAATTACAACTTAGACGATCAGTCTGGCCCTTCTGGTCGAATACGTCCATTCGGTGGGCTTACAAGAGAGCAGCAAGCCGACCTAGAGTCACGTAATGACTTTGTGGCCCAAAACATACTGGCAGCGCAAACAGCGCAACCATCTGGGTTTCCGACAACAAATCTCACAGGGTTTTACACACGGAATAATGAACCTGATGGAATGGTTCGCGGTTATTCAGACTTTGGGCCAGAACTGCCATTCTTAGGGCAAACACAGGTTTATTCTGGATTTGGCGCTGACCCATTCACTGCCCTTAATGGCACAGAGAATGAGGGCGGCGCTGATTTAGTCCCACCTCAAACCAACCCAATGACGGGTCAAAGCCAATGCCCAGATGGCTACATTTTTGATGATGACTTGCAGGCGTGTCGTATGAAAACGCGCCGCGAGAGCGCTGGCGATGCGAACACCGGCACCCCATCATCAGATATGTACTACCGGCGTACAGCATTGGACACAGCGCCAGCCAATACACCCGCTGGCTTTGACTTTGACGCAGCAAACAAGCGTTTCACACAGTCCTATGCCTACCGTCCAAGCTTTTATAACAAGCCTATGGACTTAACAGGCCTTACGAAGCTTCTGTGATGCGTGGTGACAAACTGATGCACGAAATAGAGCGTGCAAAAAAAGCAGAGGTTCTTTTGCGGGAACCTTTGCTGGTTGAGTCTTTCGACCAACTTGAAAGCAATTTTATTGATGCGTGGCAGAACACATCGGTGTCCGACACCGATCATCGTGAGCGCATCTATTATTTGTTGTCTGCCTTAAAAGCCTTGCGGGGCCATCTAACCAACGTGGTTGAGAATGGCAAGGTGGCGCAACTTAATTTGGAGCAACTTAAAAAATAGGTGATTTATGGCTGACACTCCTGATGGAACCAGCAACCTGTCCGTAGCGGACGCAACTAGCCTTCTTATGACGCCCCCGCCAGAGGTGGAAACGGTTGAAGATGAAGCGCAGCAAGAACCTGAGATTGTCGAGGAAGACGAGGTTCAGGACTCTATTGAGGAAGATGATGCGGAAGCCGAGGAAGCGGAAGCGGAAGATGACGATATAGAGGATGTCATTGACGAGGAAGAAGTCGAGGACAGCGAGGACGAGCAACCCGAATTAGTGTCTGTCACAGTAGATGGCGAGACATACGAGGTTACGCTTGAAGAAGCTGCCAAAGGCTATCAACGTCAATCGGCTTTTACAAAGCGTATGCAAGAACTAGCAACGGAGCGCAAACAGTTTGAGGCTGATAGGCAGCAAACGCTCCAAGATAGGGACGCCTACGCACAGGGGCTTCAACAAATTGACCAACTACTTGCTCAACAAGCACAAGAGCCAGATTGGGATAGTTTGCGATTGGAATTGCCCGCAGAGGAATATGCAAGACGGTTTACCGACCATCAGCGTGCAAAAGAGCAACGTCAGAACATTTTGGCCGAGCAACAACGTATTGCACGTGAGCAACAGATAGAACAACGTGATTTAATGAAGCAACATCTCAACTCACAAGCAGAGTTGATGCTTGATAAAATTCCGACTTGGCGTGACGAGAATGTTCGTCAAACAGAGCGTCAGGAACTTATCAAGTTTGCCAAGGCAGAGTATGGCTACACAGATGATGAAATAGCCAATGCTTCTGACCATCGCGCTATCAAACAGTTGTACGATTCATGGCAGTTTAGCAAAGTCAGTGACAAAGCTAACACCGCTAAGAAACGGGTGCGTAAAGCACCAAAGATGGCAAAAGCTGGCACTCCTCGCAGCAAGTCAGAAGTCCAAGCGCGTACACGCCAAAAGCAACGTGCGCAATTCGACAAACAGCCAAGCATCAAAAATGCTGTGGACTATCTTTTGAAAACACAAACCTAACGAGGTGATGATATGGCAACGGCCACCACATCAACCGCAGTGGGTGAGCGTGAAACGCTTGCGGACATTATCTACAAAGTAGATAGTGATGAAACACCCATTTTCTCATCCGTTGAGAAGGAAACTTCTAACGGTATTTTCACTGAATGGCAGGTGCAGGAACTAGCTGCTGCTGCTACTGACAACCATGTCAACGAAGGTGCTGACATGTCGGACACTGGCGTAACTGCTACTGTTCGCATGGGTAACTACCACCAAATCTCGCAGAAAGGCTTTATCGTATCTAATACATTGGATGCGGTTGACAAAGCTGGGCGCGATAAGGAAGTAGCCTACCAACGCGTTTTGAAAGGACTTGAACTGAGGCGTGACGTAGAAAAAGCAATTGGTGACACCAATGTTGCACGTTCTGCATCAGAGCCACGCAAGTCTGCATCACTGCTGACATGGATTACTAATGGCTCTGCGCCAAGTGACATGGCATTTGCTACTGGTGACGGCACTGACGCTGCTGACGTTACTGGTACTGCTGCTGCACTGACACTGGCAAAGATTGATGAGGCCGTTACCGCTGCATGGACAGACGGTGGCAACCCATCAATGTTGGTATGTTCAGCAACTAACCGTGCAAACATCTCTGACCTTACTCAGAGTGGCACTAACTTGGTGACAAATCAGGTCAACATGACAGAAGGCAAAGCGCCAACATTTGTTGGTTCTACTGCTGTCTACCTCACAGACTTTGGTACGCTCGACATTACGCCATCGCGCTTTATGTCAAACGACAAACTGTTTGTGATTGACCCGAACTTTGTATGCCTGTCAACACTGACTGGACGTAATTTCGCTGAAAACGAGATTGGTTCCACTGGTGATGCAGACAAAACTCAAATCGTCATTGAGTGGGCATTGAAGGTCAAAGCACCAAAAGCACACGGTGCAGTTATCGGCCTTAACGGCAGCTAACACCTAACCACATAAACAATATAGAGGCGGCTTTCGGGCCGCCTTTTTTATTGAGGTAAATATGTCAAAACGCCTTTTAACATCTGACCCATTCTCCGGCAAAGAAACGTGGATGCACGACAACCCAGACGGTGGGTGGACAATAGAAACCAAGCAACACATCAAGCATGTGTTAGAGGCAAACAAGCAAAAAGCAAATGCTTATGAGCGTGGTCAAATGATTGGCAACACGCAAAAGCATTGGCAGCAAGTCGCAGAGATACCGAACAATGTGTATCTGGAACTGCGGCAAAAGTTTGGCGAACCGCGTGACAATCCGAAGGCTTGGAAGCGTTGGCTAAACGATTACGACAACCGATATTTTAGGACAGGCGGTGGAAACGTATGAGCATCAGCACATATAGCGAGTTACAGACTGCCATCGCTAATTTTCTGGCACGCTCTGATTTAACTGCGCAGATACCAGATTTTATCAAACTTGCGGAATCAAGAATGTCACGCGAGTTGGAAACACGCAGTCAGGAAAAGCGTGCGCAGGCTACGGTTGCGGCGGGTGATGAGTTTGTTGCACTACCCACAGACATGCGTGAAGTGCGTCAGGTAAAACGGACAACAAACCCGAACAGGGTGCTTGAGTAGCGCTCACCTGTTTCTCTTGACAATGAATATGGCGGGTCATCAGGCAAGCCACAGGCTTACAGCATTGTTGGTTCAGAAATGAAGTTTCGCCCTGTCCCAGATGCCAACTACACGGCAGAAATAATTTATGTGGGGGACATCACTGCACTTAGCGATAGCAACGCCACCAATAACGTGCTTTCCCGCCACCCCGACGCATACCTTAGTGGCGCACTGGCTGAAGCATACACATACCTCATGGATGAGCAGCGTGCGGCTGTTTATGACGGAAAGTTTAGTCGTGCCATTGAGGAAATAAAGAGAGATGAGCAACGCGCACATTACGGCA